TACAGAGCTCGGTCATTGGATCCTTGGAGCGAACGATGTCGCGGAGCTTAATAGCTTCAACATATGACATGTTTATTTAATTTGCGTTGTGCAAGAAGAACGTTTTCGAAGAAATTGTTCTTGACTGTTTTCTTGCGAAAACTCACACTTCCCTAGTGGACCAGTAACATGAAACCCCCTCATGTTACGGGAAGAGTGCAAGCGCCACCACAGTACAACTACCGTAAGGTGTTAATGTTGATCTTAGTGGACTTTGTGTAGAATTTTATCTAGTTGCCGCTAGATAAAATCACTCCATATTCTCCAACTTCCTTGAAAAGAAAGTGGGTTAGGATATTGCAAATGTGAGCAAAGGCTCACTAATGATACGTACCTGAAAGAACGGCTTGTCAGCTTAGAAAGTTATGACAAACCATTGATACCGCCGGAACGGATACCGCGAGGCGTGGGCTGTGACCAGTTGGCCACCCCCGCCTTGCCCCTCGACTTGGACTGTTTGGTACGCACTGCATTCTGTAAGCGTTGTGCGGCCTGCTTCTCTGCAGTGGGTTTCATAGCATGACCGAGGGCATCGAGTGCTCCTCCGATCAGCGGTCTACCCATGGCAGATGCCATCATAGATGCCGTACGAACAATGGGATACACTGAGGGAATGGACTTCTGTGCGGCTTCGGAAATCCACCGAAACCACTTCCCTGCATCGTTGTAGCCCTGTGGGCATCCAGGCGGAAGCACGTTCGCAACCATGTTGTACAAGACCAGTGCATTTGGGTCGAATACAGCAGAGGGCTGTGAAAGGGCCAAGAACGCCGGTTTGTTAGCGGCGGGAAGACGCTCAATCCCGACCCGCCAGGTAACAAACAATGTTGTCTCTGCGGACAGCCCCGTGAAGTACGCCCCGGTCGTGTTCATAGAAGAAAAGTGAACAGGACCGGAGAACATACCAGGAGCAGACGGGACATCAGCCGTCGTCTTCATGTTTTGTCTCGCAAGAGAGCGATCGCAAATGAAAGAACCATCCTTGTAGCCAGGGTTACCAGGATTGTTGATATACCCAGAACTGGTCGCAGCAGTCTCGTTGTTCTGACAAATCACCCAAGGGCGACGAGTCATGGACTGAAAATTGTTCGTGGACTGAAACTTAGCTGTATTGTAGCAGCCATCTTGAGCCGCCCACGAGTGCGAACCAGGCATGATTTTGGCCTCCGCCAATGTATTGGGCGGACAACGAAAGAAGGTCGTCGGTTGCGAAATGGGTTCATCCAGCTGGCCTAGAAACGGCGCTTCTGCGGTGAAGAGCTGGGCAGGCATAGACGCGCCGACCTCGTATGAGTTGCCATACTCATACACGGTAACAGCGCCCTGCTTGTAAATTTGGGCAGTCGTGTTGACCACCTCGAACCCGGAGTATAGTAAACGATAGACACCGAGGTCAGTGGAATCAAAATCCAAATAATTATCAAGATTGATCTGTTGGAGCTGATATCCGCTGCCCGGCGTCCGTGGACAGTGGCCTGGGGTGAAAGTAAGGTTCCCACCGTCAGTAGAGTCTGAAGGGACACTATTGATGAGGAGACCGTCCATGCGACCCGTCGGAGTCGCGTCGATACCGACGTTGCCGGTCACCAGACCTGCCACGTTTGCGGAACCGGATTGACCCGGCCCGAACGGCGTAACCTGTGCAGCTTTGGTAGCTGACGTTTGCGCCGGAGAGAAATCGATTGGGGAAAGTGCTAAATGACAATCCCACGTCGACCCCTGGGGAAGCCCAGATGGGGCCGAAACTGTCAATGCTTGACGGACCTTAACCACGACCGTTGGCTCAGTAGACACGTCCGGATAACCACGGAGTGAATCGAGCTGTAAATCATGGAAAGGGTCTAGGGCCGTCTTGACCCAATCGCACGCCTCAGGAGTGATCAGCCTGTTCTTACAGAGCTCGGTCATTGGATCCTTGGAGCGAACGATGTCGCGGAGCTTAATAGCTTCAACATATGACATGTTTATTTAATTTGCGTTGTGCAAGAAGAACGTTTTCGAAGAAATTGTTCTTG